CAAATGCTAACCTAATTGATAATCTTGATAGAAACATACCGGTTGAATTAGCTCAGCAGATACTCATCTTCTTAGAAAATAAAGAACAAACATGCTCAGCCATTTCTAATGTAAGATTTTTATACCAAAAACTCCTGGAACCTTGCCCTAATCCTACTGTCGTTCTTTCTAAATTTCCTAAAATAATCAGATCACCAATCTTAATATATTTGCTACAAGAGATACGAGTTAACATGGTGAAGATGCTACTTAATCCCATTACTAGAAATGTGCCAACAATGGATTTACAGGAAGAGGATGTAAGAGATGAAAGCCTTGAGCAATTAGAAAGCTCATATAAATCTACTGATATGTTTGATAACTTGTTTTCTCTATAAACTGGAAGAGGTTTGTGTTCTATTAGAGAAGCGACAAATGACTATTATTGGAGTATGCTGAGGAACAAGAACAAGTCAGAAGATTTCCACTCCAACATGAAAATTTTCTCGAAGATCATTAAAGAAGAAGATGCTCTAAAACTATGTGATCCTCAGAGAGTCTATCCCAATGATTTAACAGAGGAAGCTCTCAAAGACCCCTTAACAAACTGGAAATCCCATGAATACTCTAGACCACATATCAGAAGATTATCAAAAGCAGTGTTATCATTACTGAAAGGAAGAGGCATAAGTCAAGAAATGAAGGATACTATAAGAAATAGATTCATTACTCATACGCTATCTTACTTTTCGACATTAAAAGCTTCAGCAGAATACAGAGATATCACAACTTCTGATGAGTTTCAACAAGATAAAAAGAATATGCCAAGAATTAAAACAATGACAGGTATTCTTAGGTTAATTGATGATCTATGTTTTAATGATCAAATAATCAGTCCCTTTGAGAAAGTGTCAGAAATCTTTAATTACATTATGACAACAAATAATGGGATGATTGTGAATCTATTTAGGAAGAATCAGGTCCAGGGAACCAGAGAAATATTTGTGATGAATATTTATTGTAGAATCCTCATTAACTTAGTTGAAACAACTAGTAGAGTTCTATGTGAGCAAATGCCAAATGAATTTTTGACAAAGGGTTCTGAAAAATTTGATCATATAATGAATCACTTCAAAACCATTAACAGAAGTTATAGATCAGAAGATTTCTTAAGATATGACTGCTCTTTCTCAGGAGATGCAACCACTTGGTGTCAGAGGTATGTAATGCCAATATTTGGTTACTTTTTAAAGGATATATTACAAGAAATTTATCCTGAACTAATAAAACCAATTCTGTTAATCTTAGATATGGTGACTGAGAAAAAGTTAGAACTCCCTTATGAATTATTGAAAATGTTTGCCGATAATCCTCAGGTCTATTCTGCATCTGATGAGAATTTAAATAATTTAAAGAATCAGTTTCTCGGAGTTGTCTCAGAACATAATTTGATTGACACTAACTCAAAATTTTTGAAGAA